CCCGACCCAAAAACAGCAGTTGTACGTGCTATCGACGTTGACGCTCGCCTTTCTGACGACAAAAGAACTTCAGCATATTTGGCAGATCAGTTACGACAATACGCCAAACATAACGGACGTATTTTGTATGTAATTCATTTAGGTCAAATTGCTTCGCCAATTTTGAATTACAAATGGCGTCGCTATCGCGGCTATAACCGCCACGATCATCACATACATATTTCATTTAGAAAAGATCAAGACAATAACTCAGAGTTTTTTAACATACCACTACTAGGGGGTAGCAATGAATAAGAAAGTAATCGCAGCAATACAATCATACGGACGCAGCGCATTTGTTTGTCTGGCGACTGTTTACGTAACTAATCCTTCTGGTTCATTTGATGACATTTGGAAGGCTTTTCTAGTTGCATTTGTAGCACCTATTTTGAGAGCTATAAATCCTGATGATGAGGCTTTTGGTTTAGGCAGTAAGAAATAATGACAGCCCTTGAGTGGGCTGGCTTTGCTGCTGGAATTACCACAACATTAATTGGATTACTTGCTGGCTTGCGCTGGCTGGTTAAAGGTTGGCTAAACGAACTTCGCCCGAATGGGGGCAACTCGATGAAAGATCAGTTGACAGCCTTACAAACAGAAACGACACACCTTTCAAAAAGGATAGATGAACTCTTTATTGTCATTAGTAGGAAGTAGAATTTTATTATGGCAAACACAAAGAAAAGAAAAAAGGTTAATAGGAGAGTTGTAAGAAAGTCTCCTGAACCTTTATCAAAACTGGACGTTTATTTCATTACAAAACATGAGATATACAGAGCAGCCAAGAAGGCTGGTTTCAGTAATGAGTTGGCTTGGTTCTTTATGCAAGAGCCGTCGGCGTTACCAGACTGGGTAGCGAACGATAAGCCTGATGCCATAATCCCAGTCATTCCCACACCTGACGAGGATGACGATTAAGCGAATCGCTTTTATTAGTGACCTTCAAGCCCCATTCATAGATGAGCAGTCGGTCAAAGTAGTAGGACGTTTTTTGCAAAAGTGGAAACCTCACCGCACTATTCAAATTGGTGACGAAATAGATTTACCACAATTGGGCGGATTCAATGCCGGCACGATTGATGAGATGGTAGGAAACCTAGATGATGACAGAAAGTTTACCCAAGAGGTTTTGCAATATCTGGGTGTTACTGACGTTCTAGGCAGCAATCATGGAATTAGACTTTACAGATCAATCAAAAAACGACTCCCAAGCTTTCTTAATTTACCCGAAATGCACTATCCACGTTTTATGGGATATGACAAACTCGGTATCAACTTTCACCCATACGGACTTGACTGGGCGCATGGTTGGACGGCAGTTCATGGGGACGCTTTCCCTCTTAGCCAAGTACCTTCACAAACGGCCTTAAATGGCGCTAGAAGGCTGGGAAAGAGCGTGGTCTGTGGTCACACTCACAGACTAGGGTTATCGGCCTTCACAGAGGCTTCTAGAGGCCAATTAGGGCGTACTGTGTGGGGATTAGAGGTTGGGAATTTAGTCGATCTAGCTTCAAGCGGTATGGCTTATACGAGAGGTTATGCCAACTGGCAGCAAGGCTTTGCTGTTGCCTACGTTCAAGAACGTAAAGTTCAAGTGATTCCTATACCTATAAATAACCATCAATTTATCTTTGAAGGCAAGCTTTACAAATAACAAAATCGTTATACAACTTTTAACAAATTAACTGATTTTGTCTGTCATATCTGTCATGATTCTCTTATCCAAGTTAACGGACTTGGTGTTAAGGAGATGATATGAAAATAACAGCTCAAGACTTTGAGCGTTTAACCACTTGCCAAATGGAGTTTGCTGGCAATGATGGCTGGATTGAACAAACAAACCGATTTGATGATGACATTAACTGGTCTCACAAATTTATTTATTGGGTTGATACTTATGTTAGCGCATTGGTAGCGGTTCAATATTTAGTAGATCAAAAACATGATTACTCAATTTCGTATGACAATGCAACGCGAGATTGGGTAATTACTACCGATTATGCCGGTTCTTGGATGGTTACACTATGAGCCTAAAAGAAGCTGGACTTATGTGGCTGTGGTCGATAGTCGGAATGATAACTTTGATTTGGATTTATCTTGGAATCAAAACTCAAGCTGAAGCACGTTATTACTGGATTGGTCGTCGGGATGGTTGGAATATGCACCGCCGTATGATCGAAAACAAAATTACAACAGATAAGGTGTTTGACTATGAACAGAACTGATGACCTATTAGACGAGGTTAAATTAACCTTGCAGAATCGAGGCAAAATTTATGGTTCTGCAAGAACCAACCACGAAAGAATCTCTGAGCTGTGGAGTGCCTACCTTGGAGATTACATTTCACCAATGCAAGTCAGTTGTTGCATGCTGCTCGTCAAGGTCAGTCGTCTTACAGAGTCACCTAATCATGTTGATTCAATTAAGGACGGAATCGGCTACCTTGCGATATACAATCAAATACTCAAAGAGTATGACACAGAATATAAAGGTGAGGTAGATGGCATTTAATTTAGACGACTACGAAACAGTAGAGGTGAGACTTGCTCGATTTATTAGCGATAATGTTGATTTTCGTATTGATACTAAGCTTGTTGAGGCTTCCGCTACTCGTTTTATTGTCCATGCTTCAATTTATAGGACATATCTTGACGCAGTCCCTTTTGCAACTGGTCTTGCTTTTGAAAACATTACGGACAGAGGTGTTAATTCTACGTCTGCGCTTGAAAATGCGGAAACCTCTGCAATTGGAAGGGCGCTGGCCAATGCCGGATATGCAGCTAAAGGCAAGCGACCAAGTCAAAGCGAAATGGCAAAGGTTGTTGCAGCGGAACAAAAGCCATTAACTTTCAAGGAAAAACTAGAATCTCGTATGCCTATCAACGAGGAAACCAAAAAGCCGGTTGAGCCGAGAGAACCTCAGCCGGTTTCTTGGGGCATAGGTGAAGCTGTCAATGCAATTAGCAATGCAAAGCCTAAAGAACCTGAACCATGTGAGCATGGGCATATCCTTAAACAAGGTATATCAAAGGGCAAAGGTAAGCCCTATTTCGGTTATGTGTGTAAAAAAGGTGTAGATGCTCACGCTAAATGGGCTAAACAAACCTCAAATGGAATTTGGTATTTTGAGGAAGGATATGAAAATGGGTGAAATGGAAATGATTGATGAGCATGGTGTTAAAGCCACGTTCAAAGATGATGGCGTGCAGCTTGATATTGTGCCATTGTCTGAGTGCTGCGAAATGTGCAATGACCCCCGCATGATTAATGTTGACGGAGTTAAAGTTTGCCCATTTTGTACGAGCATAAATCATATTGAGTACCCTCATGTCAACCCAATCACGTAAACACCGAGGTTATCGAACTCAAAGGGTTGTAGCAGATTACCTGCGGGCTTGGTATCCGTATGCCGAGCCAACAGGCGCTGGGCGTCAGGGGAGTGACATCCTAGGCACTCCTTATGACGTAGAGGTTAAAGCTGTAACAAAATTTAGTCCTTTAGGCTGGATAAAACAGATAAAAGAGCGTAAATCCGATAAACTTGCCTTCGTAGTATTGCGCTGCAATGGGCAGGGCGAGAAGGTTGAGGATTACGTGGTACTAATTCCAATGAGTGATTTCATGAAGGTACTACATGAGTGAGCCGGTACGCTGCAAAAAGTGCGGTCAATGGCTTATGGAAGGTATGACCTGCCCTATATGCGCAAAGATCAATGCCCTGAATGCTTGAGATATAACACTACAACTACGAATTACAACAAAGATTATTTCCATGAATGTAATGATTGTGGACATGAATGGAGTGAGGGTTATGGATAAAGAATCAACTGATATTAATTGGGCTTATCAAAATGAGCTTAGAAAACAATGGTTAAAAGATAATCCTGATTCAAGCTACATAGGCTGGATGAGTATATGAGCCAAGCCGGTTGGGATGAAACATGGGCGGAAGGAGATGACTTAAGAATAAGTTGTGCTTATATGTGGTGTAAATCACATCTCATATAGTGAGACGGAAAGGAAAGTCATGCGTAAAGGATTTGACAAGGCGATTATGCTTCAAGCAAGCGACGCGCCTAAAAGCGCGAACGCGAGCCGCCGTAGCGGATTGCTCGCGAGTTCGTGGCTTGTAGCATTTGGGGTAGCCTTTGTCTTAATTGCATTAAGTCTTTCGTCGAAAGAGATTGATTCCGTTAATGCGTTAGTAAGACATGAACCTATTAGCTATAAAGAATATGCTCAAATGCGCATTGAAAGCGTAGTTCAATATAAATGCCTTAGTACGTTATACGGCAAAGAAAGTTCTTGGAATGAAAAAGCTGTTGGTAATCTGAATGGTACTAAACGTGTTTATGGTATTCCTCAAGGAAAGAGTGAATATCTACGAACAGCAAATGGTTATGAACAAATTGATTGGGGTTTGTCGTACATAGCCAATAAGTTTGGTATCGATAAGGATGGATATATCAACGCATGTGCAGCATTAAAACATTGGCAACTTAAAGGATGGCATTGAGTAATAAAGCTTTAGGTTCTGCCAAGTGGAAGTCTTTGCGATTGCGTGTACTTGCAAGGGATGGCTTCGTTTGCACATATTGTGGCGTACACCTTGAAGGTGCTAACGCAACAGTAGATCACATAACTTCACGCAAGGTTGGGGGCAGTCTCTTTGACATGGAGAACTTAACCTCAGCTTGCAAATCGTGTAATAGCCGTAAGGGTAGCCGTTTTTTAAGGGGACGTTCTACCCCCCCTGTCTCTCCAGACTCATCTCTCCCTGAGACGCAGATCACACGACCTTTGTCGCCTTTTCAAAAGCCATGACAGCCGACAGAAACCCAATAAAAGCCAAGCGCAAACCGCCGCAACGAGGGGCAACGAAAAAACAGCTTTTAGGTAGCACAAAACCAAGAATCCAAACACCACCGCTTAAAGGTGCATCTCGAATTGCTGAAGTGGCTGAACTAGCTGAGAAAATTGGTATGCCATTGTTGCCTTGGCAGCATTACGTCCTTGAGGATATGTTGACAGTTGATAAACAAGGTAATTTCCAGCGCAAATCAAATCTTTTGCTATGCGCAAGACAGGTAGGTAAGACTCACCTTGCTCGCATGAGAATTTTGGCAGGTTTATTTTTATTTAATGAAAAAAATATAATTGCAATGTCATCTAATCGAAATATGGCATTAGATACTTTTAGGCAGGTTGCAAACACAATTGAGGATAATGAGTTTTTAAAAGCGCAAGTAAGGCAGATCAGATACGCCAACGGACAAGAATCAATTACTTTGCTCAATGGCGCAAGATATGAAATTGTTGCAGCCACTCGCGACGGCTCACGCGGTAAGACGGCTGATTTTCTTTACATTGACGAATTACGAGAAATAAGTGAGGAAGCTTTCAAAGCTGCCGTTCCTACAACTAGAGCAAGACCAAATTCCCAAACTTTAATGACTAGCAACGCCGGTGATGCGTTCTCAACTGTTTTGAATGATATGCGCGAACGCGCCCTTGATTATCCGAGCAAAACATTCGGATTTTGGGAATACTCAGCACCAATAGCTGCAAGGCAAGACATTAGAAATAAAAAATATTGGGCAATGGCTAACCCCGCCCTTGGTTACACAATTACCGAGGAAGCAATTGAGGAATCAATAGCTACCAACTCAATTGAAGCCACTCTTACGGAAACGCTTTGTATGTGGATTGATTCTCAGGTGAGCCCTTGGACATTTGGCGCAATTGAAGCTTGTTCGGTCTCAGAATTGATTTTGCCAGTTGGGGCAATGACTGTAATGGCTTTTGATGTTAGTCCAAGCAAACGAACCGGTGCGCTTGTTGCCGGTCAAATAGTTGATGGCAAGATTGCAATAGGCGTTATGGAAACATTTAGTTCCGAAGTCGCAATTGATGAAGTTAAAATGGCAAGTTCTATAAATGAATGGGCATTAAAATATCGACCAGTCCAAATTGCTTATGATAGATATGCCACCGCCTCGATTGCGCAAAAACTTGAACAATCGGGACATAAATTGATTGACATAAGCGGGCAAGCCTTTTATCAAGCTTGCGGCGAACTTGCTGACAGTCTTTCAAATTTGAGACTATTACATTCAGGGCAACCGGAATGGGTAAATTCAATGAATAATTGTGCGGCTAAATATAATGATAGTTCTTGGAGAATCATTAGACGTAAATCCGCCGGATGTGTTGCGTCGGCAATTTCAACGGCAATGATTGTCCACTTATTGAGCAAACCAATCTCAGTACCTAAGATTTTTGTCTAACGTTTGTGATATACTTCACCAATGGGATTTTTTCGAGATTTAGTCGGTTTATCACCAAAAACAAATATTAAAGCGGAATTAGCCCCGCCTGTTGTAACTGACCCATTTACCTATTATTCACAATTTACTCCATTTCAATCTGTTAGTAGAGCTGAAGCGATTTCCGTCCCAGCCGTTATGCGTTGCAGAAACTTAATCGCCACAACAATTGGCGTCATGGAACTCGAAACATATTCCAAAGCAACTAAAGAGGAATTACCAAATTTACCTTGGGTAAATCAATTATCTAAGTCCGCGCCCAATTCAATTATTGTTACCGCATTGGTTGACGCACTTTTATTTTACGGAACTGCTTATTTAGAGGTAACTGAGGTTTATCAAGATGATAACCGCCCTGCACGTTTTGATTTTGTTAATAACACTAGAGTTCAAGTTCAACTAAATAAAAATAACACTTTTGTCGATTTCTACACAGTAGATGGCGTTCAGCGACCACAATCCGGAATTGGCTCACTTGTTACATTTCAATCACCAATTGACGGAATTTTACATGCAGGTTCAAGAATTTTAAGAGCTGCAATTGATTTAGAAAAAGCGGCAGCAAACGCAGCATCAGTTCCCACCCCTGCGGGAATCTTAAAAAATAATGGTGCAGATTTAGGGGAAAAAGAAGTTGCAGGTTTATTGGCAGCTTGGCGTCGTAGTCGTGCTGAAAGATCAACCGCTTATTTAACTTCAAGCTTAGAATTTCAACCAACTTCTTTTTCACCAAAAGATATGACCTATAATGATTCATTGCAATACATGGCGACTCAAATCGCACGTCTTTGCAATATTCCGGCATATTATATAAGTGCAGACATGAACAATTCATTAACCTATTCCAACGTGCAAGACGAAAGACGTCAGTTTGTGGCGCTATCTTTGCAACCATACATTTCGGCAATAGAGAATCGTCTCAGCATGGATGATCTGACGCCTAACACACAATTTGTTGCGTTTGACATGGATTCCGGATTTTTAAGAGCAAACCCACTTGAGCGTCTAGCAGTAATTGAAAAAATGTTAGCACTCGAATTAATTACAGTTGAACAAGCTAGAGAAATGGAAGAACTAAGCCCAAATGGAAATAATTAACTTCAGCGCAGATTTAGAGGCTTCAGAATCTCGTCGAATAATTGCAGGAAAGATTGTGCCGTTTGAAAACGAGATTGGCAATACTTCAGTTGGCAAAGTTATATTTGAAAAAGGTTCAATTGAAATTAGCGAACCAAGCAAAGTTAAATTACTTTTAGAGCATGACCCAAAATCTCCTATCGGTAGAATGAAAAACGTTAACGAGGATGATTCAGGAATTTATGCAGAGTTCAAGGTTAGTAATACCACTAAAGGTACTGATAGTCTCATTGAGGCGTCTGAAAACCTACGTTCCGGCTTGAGTGTTGGAGTGGAAGTTATTAAAGGAAAAAATAGTAACGGAGTTTATAGAGTTAGTGCCGCAAAACTTATTGAGGTCAGCTTGGTTCAAGCTGCCGCTTTTTCAAGTGCTGCGGTCACTTCAGTCGCTGCGTCAAACGCAGAGGCAGAATCAACCGAAACCAAAACAGAAAATGAGGCAATTGTGGAAAACACAACACCTGAAACAACTGTTGCGAATGAGGTAGTAGAGACCCCTGCGGTTGAAGCCTCTCGCCCAACAGTTGCAGCACCAATTTACGCAAAGCCACGTCTTGAGTTTTCAAAGGAAAAATTCCTAGAAAATACACTTCGTGCCCAATATCTAAATGATGAGGATGCTCGTCAATATATCCGAGCAGCAGCAGATACAACAGATAACGCAGGTTTAATTCCAACACGTCAATTGACTGAGGTAATTAACCCACTTTCAAACGCAGACAGACCATTTATTGATTCGATTAGTACGGCTGCCTTGCCTGACGCTGGAATGACTTTTGAAATTCCAAAACTTACTCAAGTACCAACAGTTGCATTAACAGCTGAAGGCGCTGCACCATCTGAGCAAGATCAAAACATTTCTTTCTTGTCAGTAAATGTTGGCAAGTACGCTGGCAGTCAAAAATTCTCCGTAGAATTATTAGATCGTTCTAGCCCTGCATTTTTCTCAGAGCTAGTTCGTCAAATGGAGTTTGCTTATGCTAAGGCAACTGATTCAGCGGTAGGTTCTGCAATTATTACTGGTGGAACTGACGGCGGTAACCGCACAATGTCAGCAGCAAATATTCAAGACTTTATATCAGACGCAGCAGTTTCTATTTATTCAGGAACTCTTGGATTCGCTGAAAACATTGTAGTTTCACCTGAGCAATGGGGCGCATTGATGGGTCTAGTTGATGGTTCAAATCGTGCAGTATTTGTACAAACCATCAACCCACAGAACGCTTCAGGAAACCTAACACCAACTAACGTTCGCGGAAACATTGGTGGATTAAACCTACGCGTTTCACGTGCATTATCAGGAACTGGCGATAACTCAATTATCGTTCTAAATCCATCATCTTACACATGGTACGAATCAACCAAGTATCGCTTGGAATCAAACTTGATCTCAACCGGTCAAATTGAAGTTTCTTACTATGGCTATGGCGCAATCGCAACTAAGGTTGCTGCCGGTGCTTACAAGTGGATGGTTGCATAAACTTTCCTAAATAGGAATCATCTGTAAAGGGGCGTTGGAAGCCTTCGCCCCTTTACTTTAAGAAAGGACAGCATGGCTGCGACATTTTGTACCGAAGCGGAATTAAGAAGCGCTTTAGGAATTGGAAATTTGTACAGTAGCGCCGTTGTTGAGGAATGTTGTCAAGCTGCTGAAAACATAATTAAAGGCTATTTGTGGTACAACGATTACAATGTGATTGCGTCCGAAATTACTTCTGCAACTTCAGCAACTATTTATACGGATGTAAAACATAATGTTTTGGTAGGCGAAACAGTAGTTGTTCAAAATTGTGGTGCAAAATATAATGGTTCAAAAACAATAACCGCAGTAACAGATTATTCAATGACTTATACAATTGTTAACGGCACAGTAGAATTAAAACACCAAGTTGTACCCTACGGAACTGCATCAGCAACTACACATATTGATTACAGTACAGTTGCAGAAATTAGAGAAGGTACTTTGATGATTGCCATTGACATTTGGCAAGCAAGACAACAAACAGCAGCCAATGGCGGAGTTTCTCCTGATTTTCAACCATCACCTTACCGCATGGGTTCAACATTGATCGCAAGAGTCAGGGGTCTCATAGCAAATCATTTAGCACCTAAAGGTTTGGTTGGCTGATGACAGTTGCCGTTACAACTCTCAGATCAACCCTTGCGACGCTATTGGAAAATAGCGGGGTTTGGCAGGTGTTTTCATATCCACCTGCCTCACCCATTGCCAATTCTTTGATTATCCAACCGGATGACCCTTATATTGAACCAAGCAATAACATTTACTCAAGCGTTGCACCAAAAGTAAATTTTCGTTTAGTAATGATTGTTCCAATGCTAGACAATCAAGGCAACTTAAACGGAATTGAGGATTTTGTTGTCGGTGTATTTAATAAACTGGCATCAATTACAGCCCTCAAAATTAGCGTTGGCAACATATCTGCACCAAATGTTTTATCAGCAAGCGCAGGGGAAATGCTAAGTGCAGATTTACAAATTTCTATAATGACAAGTTGGAGTTAAAACATGAGCGATATTTATGATGTTCCTTCCGAGGATAAAGCTTGGCTTGAAAAAGTCGGGCAAGTAACAAAATCAGAAAAGCCAAAACCAATCTCAAAGAAAGACGAGGAATAACCAATGGCTGTATTTCTAAATAATAAGGTCGGCGTAAAGGTTAACTCCGTCGATCTTTCAGACCACGTAACAAGCGTAACCCTAAACAGATCATTCAATGAGCTGGCTGTAACAGCTATGGGTGATACTGGGGAAAAATATGTCAAGGGGTTAGAGACTTCAAGCGTTTCTATTAGCTTCCTAAATGACACCGCTTCAGCAAACGTTTTAGCAACATTGCAAGCTGCATGGGGCACTTCAGTAACTGTCGTTCTTTTGCAAGAAAAAGGAACAGCAGTTTCAGCAACCAACCCTCTTTATACAATGACTTGCTTGATTAACAACACAACCGACATTAACGGCGGAGTTGGCGATCTTGGTACTCAGGATGTAACATGGACTGTTAACGGCGCAGTAGCCGTTGCAACAACAGGTACATTCTAAGGGGAGTAAATGATTAAATTAAGAGTGACTAAGGCTTCAGGGGACGTATCAGATTTTGATATTAGCCCTGCACTCGAATATTCATTTGAACAACAATTTAAGACTGGATTTCATAAGAGATTCAGAGACGAGGAAAGACAGTCAGACATTTATTGGCTTGCTTGGGAAGCTGAAAGACGTGCTGGCAATACAGTTCCGCCATTTGGGGATTCGTATTTATTAACTCTATCTAAAGTAGAGATTTTGGATGCCGACGCCCCAAATGGGTAACGCGGTATGACACAACGTATTTAATTGCTCTATTAGCAGTTAGAACAGGCATACCGCATAGCGAATATATCAACATGGATAGATCGTTACTTTTAGCAACACTTAACGTTCTAAAAGAGGACGCAAAAAGGATGGAAAATGCCGGTAGAGGTCGCAGGTCTAGATGAGACTTTATACAGTCTTAAAAACTTTGCCCCTGACCTCTATAAAGACATGCTTGAGGAAATTGACCCTGCAATGCAGAGTATTTCCGATAGGGCTAAAGGTATGGTCAAAGCTAGAATTTCAGGCTTAGATGAAGGCTGGACTAGCCAAGGCAGAGAAGCTAAATCAAGATCATCTCGCAAACGTGGATTTCCTAAATATGACCCTTGGAAAATTAGAAAAGGTTTAGGTTACAATTTAGGGAGTACAAAACGTAATCGCTCAGGATTTGTTCAAACATTTATTTTGCAAAATCATAGCGCTTCAGGTGCTATTTATGAAACTGCCGGACGTAAAAACCCTCAAGGGCGAGCGCCATTTGTAAATATAATTGGAGATAAAAAAGGTCAAGTGCAAGGATATGAAGGCACTTACAAATTTAATCAACAATTTTTAAGACGCAAAACTGGACAATACGCAAGCAATAACCCATTAGCCGGTTATCAATTTGTTCGAGCGTTGAACAACCAACAAAAATTAGTCAGCATTGGTAGAGGTCGTAAAAGAGAAGGACGTTTACTTTACAAAGCATTTTATGACGATCATGGCAAAGTCCAGGACGCGGTTATGAAAGCAATTGAAAAGGCTAAGACTAGATGGCAACAAAGAGTTTCTCAGGCACAATATAAATCATTTGATAGGGCGGCATAATGGTAAGTTTTTCACCAATAGATATTGCAATCACCTCAACCTATAAAGACAAGGGTGCGAGACAAGCCCAAAATTCTTTAACCAAATTGAGCAAAAGTGCCAACAAGTTAGCCGGTGCATTTGGCGTTGCTTTCGGCGTAAATCAAATTGTTAAGTTTGCAAAGTCATCCGTTCAAGCTTTCGCTCAAGAGGAAAAATCAGCCAAGTCCCTAGCTCTAACCTTAGGCAATCTTGGCATGTCATTTGAGACTTTAGCAACAGAACAATTTATTCAAAGGATTCAAAAAACTCGCGGAATACTTGATGATGAACTTCGTCCGGCTATGCGTCAATTGGTTTCAACCACTTTAGATGCCAAATTGTCTCAAGACATTCTTTTAACAGCTTTAGATTTATCGGCTGGCGCTGGCGTTGATCTTGGTACTGCTGTTGATGCTTTAACTAAATCTTACCTTGGAAACAATAAAGCTTTGGTTGGTTTGAACATTGGTTATAGCACCGCTTCATTAAAAGGCAAAAGTTTTGCAGAGGTTCAAGCTCAATTGAACAAACAATTTGCAGGACAAGGTGAAGCTTCCGCTTCCGGCTTCGCGGGTCAAATGGCAATTCTCGCTGCAAGTATGGACGTTGTTAAAGAGATCGTTGGCGAAGGATTAGTCAATGCTTTTGAGGACTTAAATATTAATGCTGAAAAGACTGGCGGACTCATGGAAACAGTTGCCAAAAAGTCCGTAACCGCTATGAGTTATGTCAGCAAGTTTATCGCTGGAAATCTGCAATTCCTAAATACTCCAATTAGCGAATTGCTGGCAGACCAATCAGGTAGCATTTTTAATTACAAACAAAATTTCGATAAACCTTATGACCCTATGAGTTCAAGGTTTGACTATGAAGCCTTAAGAGCTGAGGAAAAAAGACTTAAAGATGCAGCAGCCAAGGCAGCAAAAGATCGATTATTGGCAATCAAAAAAGAACAAGATTTATTAAAAAAACAACAACAATTAGTTAAAGATCAAGAAAAAATTAAAAAATTTGGCAGTTTGTTTGATACTGCACAAATTGAAATATTTGCCGCTTTGCAAGGTAAGGTTACTGAACAAGAGCAATTAAGACTAAATTTGCAATTGGCTTTACTTCAAGGAAACGCAACAGAAGCCGAAAGACTCGGAAAACAATTAGCAATTACACAATTACAAACAACCGACCTAGCGACCGCCATTTCAAAAATACCTAAAGCATTAAATCCTTTTGAGGGTTGGGGTTCGGAAATTGACAATTTATTGGCAAAAATGATTGAAATGTACCGATTATTGCAATTAAAACCACCAACTGCTCAAGGTACTTCACGAGTTCCTTTAACGCCTCAAAGTGCGGCTTCAGTATTAGCTAATGCGCCTCAAGCTTCAGCGGAATACGCTTCAATTACTGGAGTCATGGGCGATTTAGGAATAAAAACACCTAGTATCAATATAACAGTTAACAATGCTGGCAGCGTTGTATCAGACGCTGATTTAGTAGATCAAATCAGAAATGGGTTACTAAATTCTAATTTATCCGGTTCTGCCAGTTCGGTTGGTAGGTTGTTGGGTGCGTTTCAGTAATGGCATTACCGGCAACCCTTAACGTATCACTCAATTTTGGATCGGGTGCAACTTTTGGAAATCCATTTACGATTGGCGACCCTATAAATGGTGTTCTTGGCGTAGGTGTTTTATCCGATTCATCTAATCCGGCTTTAATTGTTGATTTAACTTCCCAAACTAGGCGTATAAGTATTAGGCGTGGTAGAAACGTTAACCGAGACATTTATGAAGCCGGAACTTGCGTTGTCAGAATTTATGACCCTTCGGGTGAATTTAATCCACAAAACATATCCTCACCTTATTATGGGCAATTAACGCCATTACGTAAATTAAGAATTTCGGCTTCAACAGGTGGCACAACTTATTATTTATTTAGCGGATATACAACAGATTATGCTTATTCTTACGATCAAGCTGAAAATGTATCTTATGTAGATATATCAGCAAGTGACGCTTTTAGATTGTTTAATCTTGCTTCAGTTATAGCTGTAACTGGTGCTAGTGCTGGACAAGATACTGGAACTAGAATTAATAAAATTTTGGATACTGTTTCTTTTCCAAATAGCATGAGAAGCATTGAAACTGGAAATAGCCTTACAGTAAATGATCCTGCAACCCTAAGAACTTCCTTAAGTGCTTTACAAAACTGCGAATTTTCTGAGCAAGGGGCTTTTTACATTACCCCTGAAGGTAATGCGATATTTAAGAATAGAAATACAGTTATTTCAAGTGCGGGGGCTACTCCAACCGAATTTAATCAAACCGGTGGCATCCCTTACAAAAATTTAAAATTTGCTTTTGATGACAAACTCATTATCAATACAGCGACAATGACAAAAGTATCGGGCGTGGCTCAAACTGCCGTCGATGCTAACTCAATTGCAACTTATTTTCCTCATTCAATAAGCGTAGCCGATTTAATTATTGATACCGATGCTAATGCTATGAATATAGCAAAAGTATACGTTGCGACAAGAGCTACAACTACCATTCGTATAGATCAAATGACCCTTGATCTATTTGACCCAAATGTGCCAACTGCAACGATTTTAGGCATGGATTATTTTGACAACGTTTTAATTACAAATATCCAACCCGATTCCTCAACCATTACAAAAAATCTACAAGTTCAAGGAGTTACTCACGATATAACACCTAATTCTTGGATTACCACCTTGACAACCCTTGAACCCATTGTTGATGGTTTTATAATCGGAAACAGCACTTATGGGGTTATTGGTGAGGATATTTTGTCTTATTAAGATATAATTAGACCTATAAAGGAGAAATAAACAATGGCAACAGGCTTTCCCGCATCAACCGGAGACGTGCTATCAGCAGCAATGTTCAATGGGTTAGTATCGTTTACCTTAAATGCTCAAACAGGTACTACATACACTTTAGCAAGTACCGACCAATATCAAGTTTTGGTTATCACCAGTAACGCTGGAACTAAAACAGTTTCAATACCTACGGACGCAACTTACGCTTTTCCCAACGGAACTGCAATTACTATTCTTAATACAGGGGCGGGATTACTTACAGTCAATGCCGTAACATCAGGAACAACTACTATAACAAGTGCTGGTGCAACTTCAGCTGCGCCTACTGTTGCACAACATAAATCATGTGTAGCGATTAAAACGGGGACTAATGCTTGGACAGTCGTTGGGGCAGTAGCCTAAATGTTAAATGTAGTTGCAGGTATTCAATCGGTTCAAGCCGCAGTTCCTAATGCACCAACGATTGGTACGGCAACTGCGACTGGGTCAACGACGGCTACTGTTGCGTTTACCGCTTCGGGAACTGGTGCTGCCGCTACAAATTTTTTTGTAACATCAACTCCTTCAGGTGGTACTGGTTCAAGTGCAACTTCGCCAATATCTGTTACAGGATTAACGGCATCAACCTCTTATACCTTTACAGTTACAGCAAGTAACGCTGCTGGGAATTCAGCACCTTCAGCATCATCTAATTCCATTACAACAAATGCCGCGACATTTACTTTAACCGGCTTAATTGTTGCGGGTGGTGGTGGGTCAGGTGGTGGTGGTGCTGGAGTAGGTGCATTCGGTGGCGGCGGCGGCGGTGGTGGTTATCGTAAAAACACATCATTTAGTATTGCAAAAAGTACTAATTACACAGTAACTATCGGTGCGGGTGGTGCTGGGGGTTCAGCAGCTGGTAACAATGGTTCTAAAGGTTCTGACAGCATATTTAGTACATACACATCAACCGGCGGTGGTCGAGGTGGTGCTGCAAGTTCATCTCCGGGAACTGGCGGCGCAGGTGGTTCAGGCGGTGGTGGTGGTGGTAATCCATCCGGCGCGCTTGGCGCATCAGGCGGAAGTGGAAATGAAGGTGGATATTCTCCAGTTGAAGGTTACAACGGCACTAATACTACCGGCGGTAATGGTGGCGGCGGCGGTGGGTCATCAGCAGCTGGTAGTGGTAATACTGGCGGCGCAGGTACAGCAGATTCAATTACCGGCTCATCAGTAACAAGGGCTAAAGGCGGTGGCGGCGCAGGTGGCGCAGCCGTCGCGGGTGGCGCTAATACTGGTGATGGTGCTAAAGGCGGTGGCGAGGACTTTGCGGGTGCTAATGGTGGTTCAGGTGTAGTTATTTTGAGATGGTTAACAGCTGATGGCACTATTACAATAGGCGCAGGTTTAACAGGTTCAACATCTGTTGATGGTTCATATAACGTAACTACAATTACTGCTGGTACTGGAAACGTGAGTTGGGCATAATGGCACATTACGCATTTATAGATGAAAATAATTTAGTAACCGAGGTTATAGTCGGTGTTGATGAAAATGAATTGATAGAGGGATTAGATCCTGAAACTTGGTATGGAAATAAACGTAACCAAATTTGTAAACGTACTTCATATAATGAAAATATTCGTAAAAATTATGCCGGCGTTGGATATTTTTATGATGAAATTAATGATGCTTTTATTCCGCCAAAACCTAATGATTCTGCAATTTTAGATACCAACACCTATAAATGGATTGTTTTGGACTCTTATGAAACCTTGGCTTAGTAAGGCTGCGGTTCAGTTAAGAGAACAAATTGACGACACCTTCGCTGATCGTTTACGTAAATCTGATGGGTGGATTGCTGATTTGTTGCATCAATCACGAGGTAAAAGCGATCACATCCCCGACCCAAAAACAGCAGTTGTACGTGCTATCGACGTTGACGCTCGCCTTTCTGACGACAAAAGAACTTCAGCATATTTGGCAGATCAGTTACGACAATACGCCAAACATAACGGACGTATT